TCCTCCGTCGCCTTACGGCCTGCCTCGTCATTGTCGAAGAACAGGACAATCTCCTCATAACCCTGGAGCCATTGGAGAGCCCGTTGAATCGACTTCCTTGACGCTGCGGCACCGCTAGGTAGAGATACCATCGGCCACCCCGGCATAACCTCTTGACAGCTAGCCGCATCAAGTTCTCCTTCAGTGATGACGACTCGTTTTCCAGTGGAGGGAAACAAATGTTGTCCAAAGAGTGTTCCAGGTGTTTCTCCTTCATAGGTGAATATTTTGTTCTTAGTCTTTATTTTGCAGCCCTTAAGGATGCCAGAGCTGTCGAAATAATGGAAGCGTAAGACATCTCCATCTGTATAGATTTTGTATTGTTGACAGACCTTTTCGGATAGGTTTCGTTTCTGCAGCCTTTCGGCAGAGCCTTGCAGTCTGACATTAGTGGACATTCTGTGAGTGTGAGTATCTTCATCTGTGTGACCGTATGAATTACAAGAAAAGCAGTAGGTATGCCCGTCGTCATAAAGACTATTAGCATCACTACTGCCACATACTTCACACGGTAAGTGCCTCACGAACTCGCTGTCGGAGTTGTGCGTAAGCATTAGCCTGTGCCTGATGATAGTTCAACCAATCGTCTACTGCCAACAGGAAACCCTGTACAATGGCATCAGCATACTCAGGTCGTTCACTGTCAACATCAGCGAGTACATCGGCAAACTGCTCTTGATAGAACTCAGGAGTACCGTAAGTCATTTGTGAAAAAGGTGGATGGTTTCTTCGTAGCGGTCGAGAGCATCTTCAAATGCTTCGATAATGTCATTCGGTGAGCTGGTCTGATCGAATGCTTCAATCAGTGCATCAACTACCGCTCGGATTTCTTTTACGTCAGCCATTCAATTGGAATCGAGTGGAATGCACACCACTTAAAACCATGCTTCTCTGCCCATTTAGCATAAGTGGTTTTTGAGCCTTTGTAGATTTTGTTATAGGGTGCTTGAAAGACGAAGCGAATATCTAACTCTGGATTCGCAGCTTTCACTGCTTTCATTTTCCTTCGGTCCTCCTCGGTCAACTGTCCCTTTGTCTCTAAGTAAACGCCATTCGGCAAAAGAAAGTCTGGGCTGTAGTTGCATTGAAGGATGTAAGGAACCTTTGTTGATTCGTATTCGTATTTAACACCCAGGTTGGTGAGAAGATCAGCGACCTTCTCTTCCAGTCCTGAGCGGAATGCCATCTTCAGAAATCGTCGTCAATATCTTCTGCAGGTTCAGCAGGTGTAACATTCGGCTCACCAGCCTTATAGCCCTTTGTTTGACCGAATAGCGCGGCAACCTCTGTCTCACCCAAATCCCCAGAGTCAACGCCTGCTGAAGAGTTGAGTGTGACCAACTGGACGCCAACAAGTTTGAGACTTGTCCCGTAGGTAACCCCGTCCTTAAGGATGTAAGGTTTCTGCCTAAAGGCCAGCTTAACTGTTGAGCCACTGTAGATGGGAGTGGAGTTGTCCGTAATTGGCGTTCCCTCAGTATCCACCACGGGCGGACGTGTTTCTTCATTCCAACTGAATTTGATTTTGTATTTACCAGTAGCTACCTCTTCCCAAGGTTCAGGCTTGAGAGTGGATCGCTTAGGGTTCTTGAGTTTCGACTCGGCCCACTTAAGGGTCTCGACTCGATCAGCTTCCAGTACTTCGACAAGTTTCTCATCTACAATCGCAGACAAGGAGTAGCCAAACTTACTAGGCTTCAGTACAGCTTGGTATCCTTCAAGGACAACAGGCTGTTGTGTTACGTGGATGGTTTGTGCCATTAACAAAAAAAGTAGGTTGATTCGATCACCGATTCAGGCTCTAGGTCTCCGATGATCGGTGGTTCTGACTCTGCTCCTATCTGTGCAGCAAAGTCAGAGAGATAGTCATGTTCTGCGAACAAGTGCATGTATGTCTCCCGTACCAATGTGGACAGGATGGACATGTCTGTTGCACGGCACAGAACGGAATCGTGGATCAATGCTATGGGGGCATTGAACCGCAATGTAGATAGGTGGAGCAGGCTTGCATCTAATGAGTGAATCAGGTTAGGAGCTGTGGCATTCTTGTGGTGGTTGAGATCGACTTCATCGGTGTCGTCAGTGGCTACAGTAACTTGACAGCGACCCAACAGCTGAAGCTGTAAGACCTCCAGCTGCTTCTTATTGAGCTTTTGGTGTACGACAAATCCAGATGGTGTAACCCACTCCAGATACTCAGCACCACGCTTAATAGCTGAGGCAACCTCCTTCTCAATCCATTTCATCACCTTCATGGGGCCAGGAACAACTGTGTTCATAGCGTCGATGATGGCTTTGACGACCTGTGTTAGCTCTTCCTTCTCAAGTTCGATCTCAACATCCTTAAATGCTTCACGAACGTACTGCCTATTAGAGAAAGGTTTAGCGTTATACGGAATAGTCATCACGCATCGCTTGGTCTTTTTCCTATCAAAGTGAGGTTGTAGACGCTCAGGGATGTGTGGCTTAGCGTGTTCCGCTACGACCAGGTAAGCATCTTGTGGCTTCTCACTAGGTAAGACGTTTACTAGCTTTGCTGTGCCTTTATCTCTAGCCAATCCAGCGAGGATTTGGAGACCTGAGCAAGTGGCATCTGTTGCCACCATCAAACCTGTGAACTGCCTAGTGCAATCAATCACACAAGCTGTATATTCCTCACATGCCGCTAGGAACTGCCAGGGTTCTTCTGCTCCTTCCCATAGACCAACATTGTCAATTGGTTCGTGAGCTACAGCAGTTATGAGTGTGAGGTTATTTTGTACCCACTCCATTCGCTCAGCCATTGTTGCTTTATCTAGTCCCCAGGTAGTGGCAACTTGAAAGGCAAGCCATGCTTCAGCTTCAGGAGTCATGTACGCCTCCTCTGCAAACCTTATGAGACTCTTTCCAAAGTCTGTATCTTGCGGTGTAAGAAATGCAGGGATTGGATAAGCCCTACCCCGATAGTCAAATGACCATGGGACATAGAACTCAGATACACTCTTAAACCGTGCAACTGCTTCCATGGTCATGCGTGTTCGGCATGACTTCTTGAAGCTAGCTGCGTTCTTATTCATTACCTCAGCAGCTCTGCGTCGGTAATCCTTACGAGCATCGTAGTTCTCTGCGATGTCGTATGGCTTGTTAGGAAGAGGGAGTTCAACAATAGGAATGAACTTCCCAACTGACACTCCCCTAGCTTGCAGGGTCTCCGCCACCTTCACCACGAAATGGTTCAAGGTGTAAGCAACGTTCTGGATTTTGTTGATGAAGGCAAGCGGCGTGTCGCCCTGTATAAGGCCGTGACCGCGACGAACTAAGTTATGACCTCTCATCACCTCATTAAGTAAGTAACCCCCAGCCCTGTCGTTAGTCCACGGGTTAGGTGGAATCAACATCGGGTAGGCAAGAGGCGCGAACAGCTCAGCGTCATGTACCACTTTATCCTTGATCTCAAGGAACTCAGGTGTGGGTATTACATAGGTTGTTGTCTTCTTACCATCACGGCGCAGGTCTTTGGTAAACCACCCACTTGTTTGGATGATGCAGTCAAGTAGCCATGTTCCTAACTTGACTCGGTTTGCTACCCCCCAAGGTTCCCACTGCTTAACACTGTATCGGTTCATCAGTGTCTTTATCACCACCATCTTCTGGTGAGTACCACACGACTGATGCCAGTAGTTTTTCTTCAGTGTTGCGAGTAGGCCAGGTGCCTCGCGTTCATAATGACGCATCTGGCACTCGGCCTCTACAGCTGATCCGATAGATCCACACACCTCAACAAGTGTGTCACTACCTTGCTTAAAGCTAAACACCTTATCGAAGGTAAGCTTGAGAGCAATAGCTGATGCGGCCAGTGGTTCAACATCAGCAAGATAGCGTTTAATCTCCTTGAACGACTGACCTACTTTCCCTTCATGGATTCGGTTGCTTGTCGCTTCGATACGCTCTACCAACTTGGGAAGGAGAGCATCAATAGAAGCCACCCCATAAACTGTAGCTGATGCATAGCTCCTTTCTTCTAATTTACGGGTGTTTTTTCTCAGTCGCTTCAGGCCTTGACGAATTTGCTCACGTTCAAGGTTGACTTGTGCTTCAATTTGGGCTGGTGTAGCCAATAAGATTCCTCGCTAGATACGGGTGTACAATCTGTACCGTTGTGGACAGTTCCAAAAAGAAAGGCAGCCATTGGGTTCGAGCCAATAGCTACCATAAATGGACATTATCCACTAAAGAACCTGAAACTAGCGCGTCTACCAATTCCGCCACATCCGCAGTGGGATTCCAGCGATGGGACTCAGTGAGAGGGCCCTTCGCTTGGCGACCTGCGAAGCGTATCACAGGGGCCGGTAGACGCGCCTAGATGAGGGCCAAGGCTTCGGTTCTTGCCTTATCGGTCGTCTTAGCATATCTTAATGTAGTCTCAATACGCTTATGTCCCATAAGGTCCATAATGGTGCGTATTGGCACTCCCGCTTCAGCACACCAAGTACCAAAGCTATGCCTTAGTGTATGAAACACATAAGACTCATCCTTGCCTATGTAACGATTTAGCTTCTTAAAGACTCGTAACAATTGGTCCTTGTCATTCCACTCATCACCAAAGATGGGTACGTTAGGTTTGACGTTATTGATACGCTTTATCAAAGTATCACTTATGTGATTGTGAATAGGTATGGACCGATAATTGCCAGCTTTAGTCTGTACGTCAGGTCGTCCCCCAACGTGAATGACATTAAGACCAAGGTCGATGTCCTTAACCTTGAGTTTAAGTAACTCACCTTGCCTCATACCTGTGTATGCAGCGACTAACACAATGTCAGCAGCATCTTCTCTCATGAATGGGTCAATCGCTGAGTGATACAGTTGATTAACTTCTTCCTTGGTGTAGAAGGTGATGCGTCCCTCGTGTTCCTTACGCCTCCTGAACTTGGGTGGTGTACTAATCAGTCCGTCGAATGCACAGTGGTTAAGTACGGTAGAGACAGCAGACACGACTCGATTGATAGTTGCATCACTCTTGCCTTCATCTTCAAGTTCTGAGCTGACTTCGTTAATGATGGGTTGGGTAATTCGCACAATAGGGAAGCTAGTTCCTCTAATCCTTGTGAAATGTCCTGCATTGATCGCAGCAGTCTTAGCTCCGTTTCCATGTTTCCATGAGTGTCTTGTTTTGAATGTGTAGTCAAGGGCTTGTCCCCAGGTTTTTAAATCAGTCATCAAGAGCGTCCTTGATAGCGTTGATTAGAAGCCTTCCCTTATGAGAAAGTTTCAGCACAATTCGTCTACGATTAACTGGATCCTGAGACTTAATGATAAGTCCAAGTCCAGGTTTGTTGAGACGATGATGGTCGGATAACCAATCCGTATTTCGGGAACTACTAGCTGTTGTCAGGTTCAGATCTTCTTCCAATGCCTGTTTGTGACAGTTGTCGTGTGCGGCAATGTACAAGAAAGTCATAATGACTTGAGCTGGTATTTCACGATCCATCAGGCGGAATAGATCAATGATCTTGGACAGTCCCAAGAGGCTTGGGTCTGTTAGCTGGCGTCTGAGTGGATCCACTGGATCTAGGCGACCAAGCTAAGCTTAGATCAAGTCTACCCATGTGGACAAGAGTGTTACAATTATTTACATAAATGCCCCATACGCTGTACCTATGCCAGCCGATATAAAGCCAATCATGCAAATAGAGGATTGTCATACATTAGATGCAGTCAGTACAAATGTATCATCCATACGCTGCTCCTGCATAAGTCGCAATAGTTCTTCACGGTACGGATGCTCGTTGACTTCCTTGATCAGTCGTTGCAGCAAACGGTTGTAAGTAGCTTCAGTCATTAGTTTCAGGGTACAAATAGTGGATAGCTTGATGATCAGCAACTGTAAACTCAATGTTTGGTGAATTAATCAGCTGATTGATCTTGGCTTGTGCTGATTTACGCCTGCTGTAACTACGTTCACCTAAGACTTGCTTGGTTGTTACATCTTGCCAGCGAATAATGCAACATATAGAACTTGGTAGCTCCCATTGGCCTACTTTCCACGACATAACTTCCTCAAATGTATGAGGAATGAAGTCACTATCTGGTGAGTCTTTGTATTGTTGCCAGTTGTTAGGGTAGTATTCTTTCTTAGACATTAAACTCCGTGTTCAAGTGCAAGTTCAGCAAAGTCCTCTTTAAATGAGGAGATCCTGTACAACTCATCATCCGTCAATGCAAACTTCTCAGGCATCAGTATTGCACAGTTAATGATCTTGAGTAGTGGTATGAACTCATCAGGAAAGACACTAACAGGGATAGATGTGTCGTGGATTTCATTAGTCATTACCATTCCTCCGCAAGACGTACGTTGATCAACTTTTCGCTAGCATCTTTGGCTAGCTCTAATGCAGCCCATGCTGCAGCTTCAGAGTCTTTGGCAATGACATACCAAACACCACTTGATAGTGTGACAGAATAGAAGCGAAAACCTGCCATAATTGCTTAGCCCTATGAGTGTGAATACCAACTACATATCCTGCAGTGTACACATAGCACACAACAGGTACAACATATGTAGTCAAAAATAGGTAGATCGAAAGACCTACATCTTCAGATGATGGGATGGATAGTTTCATCAGTCTTTAATGCGAAGGAACTTAGCAACACGCTCAAGTTGTTGTACTAGGTACTCAATCTGTTCTTGGTTGTAGTAACCAGCAGTGCCTTGAGTACGAATACTTTGAGCAGCAAGGTCAACTAACTCAAGACGCAGCTTGCGTTGTTCATCAGTTAGTGCTTTAGCCATTAGTAAGATTGCGTTTGAGTAAGGATAAACATCAGCTCAAGACCAGGAGACTCAAGCTTCCCATTAACAACTTCTGACCCTACATAGGCAGCACGAATACCTCCACTCTCTACAATTTCCTTCCTGTCCCAGGCATCATTAAGACGACGCTGAGCAGCAAGTACTAACTGAACAAGAGTAGGTACTTGATAGCCACTACGAGTAGCCCACTTCCAATCAACCGCTTGCATTACCTTATGAACACGCTCAAAGTTGAATGTGTTCAGGCAATACTCGATTGCTTCATTCTTATTGTTACTCGCCATCTTCCTCAAAGTTAAAGTACTCATCCAAGTAAAGCCAAATGCGATCATCAATTGAATTAGCTAATGCAGCTGAGTAAGTCTCATCTGAGTTCATGATTGCATGATCAATGCCATCACGAATGCATCGCTCAAGTAAGGCACGAATGTTAGCTTTCATCAGTTGTTCCTCAAGAAGAACGTACCGTTAACAGTCTCAATAGCATTGAAGTCATAACGTAAGTTGTGATCCCATACGTCCTGCCAATCAACAGCTGCTAGTACAATGTCAGGTATCTGTGCATTCATTACCTCAATACACCAATACTCACTGAACTCTTTCTCAGCCATTGAGGCATAGCCATCATGTGTGTACTCATATGAATCCTCAAAGTCAGATGCAGTGGTGATGCCTATATCATCAAGTTCCTCCATGAATTCAATGGTCTCCTCATGTGTCCACTTCTCACCGAGTAGATCAGTGATTGCATCGTATAGCTCTTGTGCTTCAGTGGACAGGCTGTCATACTCTTGATCAGCTACATCTCTAGTGGATACAGGTTTGATACCTTGAGTGTTGAGTAGTTCGGTGTAGTAATCAGTATACCTAGCCTTACCATTATCATAGACATAACCTGCATCAATGATCATATCTGTACGTGTCATCTCTCCTCGATTAACAAGCTGCATCTTCTCAGTGTTATGGTCAACGAGTGATTGTCCAGTTAGCATGAATGGTTGGGTGGTAGTCATTGGCATTGCCGTGTGAGTGTGAATGTAATGAATAGGCCGTGTGAAGGGTTGTGTGGACTATTTGATAGCTAGGTAATCATCCCAAGTGATAATTTCGATCCAAGCATTCGGATACTTAGAGGACATGAGATCATGATAGTTGTCAGCATCTGCCTCAGTATCGAAGACATCAAGGATAGTGAGGTTCTCACCATCGTTATCAAACCGAACAACTGGGTAGGTCATACGAACTCCATAGCAGGTAATTGTTGGATAGCAACCGAGTCTTGCATGAATGCATCCTTGTACTTACGTGCGACATACATCACATCGTCTGCGTACTTAGTGCATACACTTACACACTTGGTTGTCTCATGCTCACTCTTCCATACACCATCAACAGTAGAGATAGTGTATCCATCAAATACAGTGTCAAGCACCTTGATAAATTTATCCCATTCAGCATTTGTAACAACATCACCATTTGGGATGTTCATACCCATAAACATTTGATACGTCTTCATTTTAGTTAAGCCTCCGTTGCGATGTACTCTTCAAGCATTGCTACATACTCATCAGCATGTGCGTCCCTAAACTCAAACAAATCAAACTCCTCATCTAGCATGTAATCACTAGGTGCATACTCATCTAAGAAGTTGAGGAATACATTGCTATCACCATGCTCAGGATCTAGTTCATCTAAGACATCAATTAATTCAAGCATTCGTTCGTAGTTAGTCAATTGCATTGAATGCTAATTAAAGGACAAGCCGCACTGAGTATCGCTTTCACCTCAGACTGCAGCAGTAATGCCATGAACAAACTTGTAGTGTGCGTTAGCACGCACTAGCGCATGTGGCTCTGCGCTATTCGTTAGTGTACAGGTTCGTAGTGTCTGGTCGGGTTGCAACCATACTGCGCACTGAAGTACGCTATCTACACTTCGCGGGATCGCTCGCTCCGCTAGTTCCGTCTTGTGACGAACCGACTATTCAGTTGTCAATGTGCTCTTGGTGTGTGAGCCGAGCTGCCCATCCCTCACCGAGTGGATGAGGTACGAATCCCTCACCCGATGAACCTACTATACCATGGTGGACAGGATGTGTCAAGCCCCAGAACCCAGTGGATCCGTGTAGCCCCTTAAGTATAGCTATCAGCGTTACTTATGTATGCGAACCGTAGGCTGGTCTTGTGTGTCTTATTAGGATTCGTAGTAAGCTCGGTTTATTGAGGATGCTTGTATGTGTTTGTATGTGCTGCGTGAGTGTGAGCTATGTATTAGATAGTGCTGTGTGTGTTGGTTATGTTTATTGATTAGTTATACTTATCATTGAGTGGGTTATTGATAATGTATGCTTATCGCAGACAGATAAATTGAGATATAAGGGCACTAGTGATACGAATTAATATCAGCTTATTGCGAATCATTCTCAATAAGGCAACGCTCCGCTAGTAATAATAGTTAGATACGGCATCTAGCGTGGCATCCTTGATAGAACCGAATAGCCCTATGGGGGGAACTGTGGTGTCCATCTGTCGATATATGCCTTAACAAATTTCTGTCAAAATTCTACAGGTGCTATAATGCTGTTGTGGGGCCGCGTTGCGCTAACAACCGACCCCGTGACCAGTCCAACTCACATTGAACTGATGAACTCATTCTCCATCAATTCCGTTTATTCACGGAAACCTTGCCGTGTAACTGTCACAATACCTTGGTCTTTGAAACAAACCTTAGACCAAAGAAGTTCACAAGAAGGAAGAAGTCTCAGCAATCTTATTGCTTACCTACTTGAGAAATCCATATCTTCAATGACCATTGAATAGTACGTGTATAAACCAATGACAAACACAGAACGCATTGAAGCTCTTTGGAGGATTTATCAACAACTAGATGAACTAATTACACCAGAAGAGTTTACCACGTATCCATTTTTAGAACATCTAGGTGACCTTATAAATGACCTAGAAGAGGCCTCTAACTAATCAAACATCCAAAGACACACAAACATTAGGCAAGTGCTCTTCTAGGAGCTTCCAGGCCTCTCTAGCGATGATCTGATGTTCTTTCTGTGTACCATTCCCACACCTAAGCTGACAATAATGAATCCAAGACCTAACAGTACCATGCATATACAAGCGTGTAGGTGTTGCCAAAGGAAGGACTTCTCTTGCACACTCTTTAGCTACACCAGCATCTAACAGGTCATTATAAAGGGATGAAGCATTCTCATATAGGAACTCAATCCTACGGCTCAACCGTTTAACAACAGCAGGATCCAAGTCATCAATACTATTCTGTCTATTCTTGGTATCTTGTCTACGTAACTCTGGCACTGATGCCGACTGAGACACTTCAGCATACCGTTGACTAAACTCTTGGAAACTAAAGCTCCTATGTCTCAATATCTGTGCTGCTATACTCCGTGTCGTCTCTATCTCTACACACATAGACACCATTTCAAATGGAGACCAATGTTTATGATCAATAAGGTATTTAATCAGCTTAGCACTTGTCTTAGTGTTATCTTGATTAGCTGGATTAGATACCCTAGCCATGTAGGTAATGCGTTCTTCAGCGTTAGGAGTGATGTGGATGAGGCGAACGGAATGGGTCATTGGTGGTGATCAAGTTGTTTGTATGCCGACACATCTATGTCGTCATAAAGGGTCGGTACATTCCTATGCCGACTGGATACCGTATAACCTTCATCATCAAAGAACTGTTGCTTTAACTCACTAAAGGTTTTAACAGGTCTAAAGATGTAGGTAGGTTGTTTACGATAAGTTCTACTCATTGTTCCATACAGTAGTATAAGTAGTATCAGTAGTGACTGGATGGTTGAGGCCTTTGCAGTTCAATCAGTACTCACTGGATTCACTGGATTCAGTAGTTAGGTAGGCTTTAGTAATACTGAATCTGTATCATCCCTTGTGACTCAAAGGGTCTCACTATGATGATCTGTATTCAGTTCTTTAACGGAGAGTGTGGGAGTTTGTGTCTTTTGTGTCTTAGTGGTTCTTACAGAATGTCCGCTCAGCTTCGCTTCGCCTGGACATTATAAAGGGGAAGATTGAACAAGACAACTTGATTGTCTTGGATGTCTTCCCCGATACAGGTTTCGGGTCCACCCTTCCCTCTGCCTGTATAAGGCCGTGATCGCCCCACTATCCTTGCAGCGCAAAGGATCACACCCACGTAGGAACTGACTTATTACCGACTAGTCCTCTAGCTCTTTTTCGTTGCTCTAAAGACATGCCAAAGACCATATGATTAGTAGCTGCTTGTGGATCGTCTAGGAAGGATTCCAGTATGTCTTGCCAGTCTTCTTGTCGTCTCATCTTCACTGCTTCATAGGCACTAATACCCATAGCATCTGTGAAGTACTTAACAGCTTGAGCTAAGCAGTCAAGTCTGTCGTCGTGTTTAACGGCACCTTTCTCCCGACACATACGACTCATCTGGTAGAAGAGCATGTAGAGAAGTCTGTCTTCGGGAGGTTGGTCTTTATTGGAGTTGAAGTCCCACTCAATCACACCACGATCAATGATGAGTCGGTGTTGATTCATGACAGGCTCTAAGGCATCAATGATTCGGTCTTCCTTCCTAACATTAGCTCGTACTTCCTCTACGTCTATGGCTTGTTTAGTTTGTTGTAGGTGCTTCTTAAAGAGTTCAGCTACGATACCATCACCAAAGTTAGTCTCCACTAGAAGTTTAGTAACGTTGTATTTCTTACAACCTCTAAGGATGTCTAGCAGTGTAGCGTCACTGTAACCATC